CAGGGTTCCCGCATTTGACTTGACCTGGTACATGGGCTCTCCGGTACGGGTGTACCAGTGGCCTGCTTCTGATGGTCGTTCTTTAATTTCCATGAGGCTCCTTGATTCGCCATACGGGCGAGTAATGAGCGTGACTGCGAACATCTTCACTTGCACGATATTCGCCAGTGCGCTCTATCTTCTTTGCTTTGGATAGGTGCAGGCATACCGCACCCCAAGCCTTGTGACTTGGCGGCGGCTCTAAGCCAATTTCCGTGGCATACATTCTCACCTTCTCAAACAAACAGCCTTCTCGGCCTGCAGCCTTAAACCGCAACAAGGCAATCTCAATGGCCCGGTCATGCCAGGGTTCGCCGGCATGATCCAGTGCAATCTGCGTGCCTGCATCGCGGTAATACTTGCCGTCAAAAAGTTCTTCTTGCATAGCACCTCCTAAAGCCAATGTCTTGGCCAAAGTAACGTGGTTGATTCCTTGCCGCCCATGTTAAGAATTTCTGATGGATTAAAGGGCTCGCCGCCCGGCCATACCCAGGTGTATTTTTGACTGTAGTGAGGGACCAGCATGATCCCTCCTACATACCAGACGGGCACCCAGTCGCGTTCAGCAAGCTTGTTCTCAACGGGCTTAGCAACTGCTGCTTTTTGGGTTAATTGTTTAGCCATGATCAGAAGGGGATGTCATCATCAATGTCATCAAGCTTGGCCGGAGCGACATGCTTGATCTGCTGCCTGTTTTCCCATTCGGGTGACTGCATGATGATCTTCTTCAGACCCTCGGTCAGCGCATCGAACTCGTGCTGCTCGAAGTAACCAAAGCTGAAGTACACCCGCTTATTAACCATTTCAGGCATGCCAAGCTTTCTGAGCGCTGCAGGCACCGCGGTTACGGTATCCACGTTGGCAAAGGTCTTGTCACCCTTGACTGCGTGCGTCACAGTCAGCATGCAAGGTGCGCTGATGATGGTACGAAGGTCAAAGCCTTTAAGTTCCTGGGCGGTGAATTCCCTGCCACGCCAGCTAATCAGCGTCTTGCGAAGCTTGGCCTTCTCAGCCAGGCTCAAGGTGTAGCGCTGGCTCAGTGACAAGGGCCTGCCGTCTTCCAGGGTGAGGGGATTGCCATCAGAATCTTCGCCGTGAAGCTCCCACATGATGCGGCACTGACGCGCTTGCTTTTGCTCGCCAAGGTAGGTGTAACCCTGGGTGCCTAAATCAACCACGCCGTAGCAGATGGCCATGTGAACCCCTGCCGGGGCCAGTTTGAATTCGCGGTCGCTGCCGCTATCAGAAATCAACATTTGCTTTCCTTTTGTAAAGATCTAATCCGAGTTCGTTTGCAAGCCATTTCCAATCGTTTTCATTAGCCATGCCTAACTTGGCACGGATAAAAGCTTCCTCAGTCATTTGCTCGCGCTCTTGCATCATCAACTGCCATTCATCATTTCTTTCCATGAGTTTGCTCTAAAGTTTGCGGAGTCTAAAGTGTTTCATGTATCGAACACTATGTCAACAAGTTTCCCTGTGGTTGCATGTTCAAGGGTGTTCGATTATGCTAACGCCATGAACATTCGAGACCTTATTGAATCTGTTGGTGGTATACGGGCTGCAGCCAGGCTGTTGGGCGTTGCGCCTTCGACGGTCCATTACTACTGCAAGCATGACCGTATGCCTATTTTTAGACTGCTTGTGCTGACAAAAGGCAAGCTCATCCACACACCAATCAAGGAGCATGAAATTGAACATAACTGAACTTAGTCCCATCGGTCCTATTGATGTTGAGATTGATGGCGCTATGCACCGCATCGCGGTCCCTGAAAACTGCAGCGGTTATGAAGCTGCGCAATTGGCTCACATGCTGACCTTTGCTGTGCTGGCAACTAAGCCTTTGGACTTCACCACCTTCGTTAAGGAAAAAGGGATCGAGCGCCTTTTTGTGAAGCTATGAGACTTGCCGCGCTTTTGCTGGCATTGCCAGTGGCTGTCTCAGCACAGACTTGGTCTGCCAACAATGAGGGCGGCGGTGAGATCGTACTGACCTTGCGTCAAATCAAATGCAAGGAATTCGGCAAAAGCCTGGTGGATGGTTACAGCTATGGGTCTAGTGGCAGGATGTTTGAGTTTTGCTGGACTGTAGTGGACGACATGATCCGCGTGATCTACCTGCATGATGCAAGCGTGCGGGTTTACAAGCCTGAAATATTTTCAAAAAAGACAGATAAATGATGCACCGATACTTTGAAGTCAGGATGCTGGTCAAGGACGAGTCTTTGAGGATCAAGGACATCGTAAAGCAAACCGGGTACGACAAAGGCCATGTAAGCCGGCTGCGTAAAGCCTCGCAACTTGATAAGTTAATTGCAGATGCTGTGGCTGCCGAGCGTGAGAAGCTGGCCGCTTGGATGATGCGACAAGGCTACGCAACAGGGCACGGTGACACCACGGAAGACCTGCTCAAACAACTTGATTGGCAGATTGATGAGCGCATCGCTGCCGAGCGTGAGGCGTGTGCAACATTGTGCGACCAGATGTTTCATGACTGGTGCAATCAAGAATTTGAAGACGAGGACGAGGCTTACAGAAACAAACCTGATGCCGAGGATTGCAAGAAAGCTATACGAGCAAGGGGAAACACATGACCCACGAGGAAATTATTAAGCTGGCGCGGGAGGCTGGATTGGCTTACGGATCTGACGAAAATCCATTAGGTTCTGTAACACGCTTCGCTGCCCTTGTTGCCGATCATGAGCGTGATCGCATCTGCAAGGCGATCAAAGAGGAAGACGATTACTGCGTCACTGAAGGCGATTACATGCTGGATTCGGACGACTGCATCGCCATAGCAAAAGGCGATTGGGTTCGTCCCGACTACAGCGCCACCGCCATACGAGGAATGAGGTGAGCATGGCCCAAGAAGACATAGTCAAGATGGCGCGGAAGGCGGGGATCGCAAAGTATGGCCTTGGGTGGACTTGTTGGGAAGGGCAGCTTGAAGCATTCGCCGCCCTTGTTGCTGCTGCTGAGCGTTCTGCGTGTGCAAAGGTGTGTGAGGATATTCCTTTGCCAAAAGATTCAAAAGCATTGACGCATGGGCCAACGATTGAGAGATGCGCCGCCGCCATACGAGCAAGGGGTAAGCAGTGAAAACCCATATTTTTTTAGCTTCAGATTTTAAGCGGTTTGCTGCCAAAGTGCAGTCATTGATCAATGAATTAGGCATGACCGAGTGGCATTTGTCGATCACGCATGAGCAGATCGGGAATGGAATTGCCGCACAAACGCAATACAACACGGTCAGCAAGAATGCATCGATACGGTTGACAATTAACTCCGAAGGGGACTTTGGTTTTATTACCAATGTCGAAACACTAGCAATTCATGAGGTGTTGCACTTGCTGCTTGCGGATTTGTGCGAAACGGCAGCCAAAATGCAAAACCCGAACCATGATCTGGTAGTGGCTCAAGAGCACGCAGTCCTGAACCGATTGGGGAGAATCATAAAATGACTAAGACCGAGATTGAGATAGCCAAGACAGCTTTTGCGATGGTCAAAAGCATCGGTCATCACATCGATCTTATTGAAGAGCAGCATGACAGTAACTTTGCCGAGCAAGTCTTCAACAGCGTAGCGCTCACGATGCTGACTAAGATCTGCCTAGGTATTGCTGAGAACAACGGTGCCGCAGCCTTTGAAAGCTATTGGTCAGATGTCGATAGCAAGCTGCGCGAGATGATCCAAACTTTTGCTTGCACACCAACCAAGCATTAGGTAAAGTCCACAGGGCATGGCTAGCTCGACGGAGCGAAAAGGGGATTCGTCACCCCCCTGCCAACGCCCAACCTCAGTGACGATAAGCCTTTGACGAGGGTTATGATGCGTTTCTATCCGTTCCATGTGGGGGATTATCAGGCCCACACTAGCCACCTCACTGATACTGAGGACCTTGCATACAGGCGCATGCTCGACCTGTATTACTTAAACCAAAAGCCCCTGCCCAACGATCCAGCTAGGATTGCCAGGCTTATTCGCATGCCTGGAGCAGTAGTTGAAATTGACGGCTTACTGAAAGAATTTTTTGTTTTGCAGGGCGATTGCTACACCAACAAGCGCTGCGACAAGGAGATTGCTTCGTTCACTAAGCAAAAGGATGGCGGGGCCAAAGGGGCACGCATTAGGTGGGATAAAGCCAGGCAAGAGGGTGGGTATAGCCTACCTAATGGGGAGGGTAATGGGGAGGGCATAAGGGAGGGCAATGCTACCCCAATAGCAACCAAGAACCAAGAACCAAGAACCAGAGAGAGCCGCGCTACGCGCTTGCCTGCTGATTGGGAACCAAGTGATGAGTTGATTGCTTTTGCTCGTAAGGAAAGGCCAGACTTGAACTTGAGAACCACGGTTATGTCGTTCATGAACTACTGGCAAGCTAAGTCAGGCAAGGATGCAACCAAGCTTGATTGGGATAAGACGTTCAAGAATTGGGTGCTCAATGAAAAGCAAGGTCCAGCCAAGCCTGCTGCAATCAATCCGTATGCAGGTGCGCTATGAGGGGGCACGAATTTGTGATTGCTTGCCAGCTTTCCTCTAACCGGCCCCGCGCCGTTTTTGTGGAGTTTGACGGCAAGCCTGATCCATCGCTGCCGATCCCTGTTGTCGTTGCTAGCCCTACTGATCGCGACTACCGTTGGGCCAGGGGTTTGGTAGTCCACGTCACAGGAATCGATTCTGAGGCCGTTTTTAGGGCCGTAGAGGCATTAAAACGATTTGGTGCTGCCAGGATATTCGCTCACTACCGCGAAACGACTCCAGGCCTTCTATGGGATTCGGAGATTGACGCATGAACACGATACCTAACGACGTTGATTTTCAAATCTGGTATGAGCAAATGGAAGCCTCGGTCATGCTACGGCCAGCCAAGGACATCATCGAGCAAGCGATTGACATGCTCAGGGCCACGCCGGAGCCGCCCGTGGTTATGCCTTGGGGCAAGCTCAGGGAACGGTTCTCGTTTCGCTCTAGTGAAGTCACGGTCTATGCTGGCCAGAACGGCTCAGGCAAAAGCTTGATCACTGGCATGATTGCGTTGCAACTGCTAGCCCAAAAGCGCAACGTGTTGATTGCAAGCTTTGAAATGAAACCGACCACAACGCTGCAGCGCATGGTCCGCCAGTTTTCTGGCACGCAATTCCCTGGCGTTGAGCATTACGAAGACTTTGCCCGCTGGGTTGGTAACCGGCTTTGGTTTTACGACAAGCAGGGTGAGAGCACCCGGCAGCAAGTCATCGGCGTTGGCCACTACGCTGCAACCAATTTCCAGGTGCATGACTATTTCATTGACTCGCTCATGAAGTGCGTTAAGGGCGAAGACGATTACAACAGCCAGAAAGACTTCGTGAGCGATTGCACAAACTTGGCCAGAGATACCGGCTTGCACGTCCATCTTGTCCACCACATACGCAAAGGCTCAACGGATGAAGCGATGCCCCAGAAGGTGGACATGAAGGGCAGCGGCAGCATCGCTGACCAGGTCGATAACGTGTTCATGATGTGGCGAAACAAGAAAAAAGAGCGGCTGCTCGAGGCCGGTCAAATGGTAGACATCGATGAACCCGATGCGATGCTGCTGTGTGAGAAGCAAAGAAATGGCGAACATGAGCCGCGGTTAAGACTTTGGTTTGATCGCAATTCACAACAATTTTTGGAGCAAGCCGGTGCAAACCCCTACCGATTCGACGCCGATTTTTGAGGTCACGCTGCCATGGCCACCAACCATAAACACCTACTGGCGGCACAAAGTGGTTGGCAGGCTCGCCACCGTGTACGTTTCAGGAGTGGGCAAGATCTACCGCAAGGTGGCAAACGAGCTAGTGATGGAAGCCGCGATGAAGCAGCAGTATCTCAAGCAGGCTGGACCTTTACGCGTAGAGATCGAGGCCTTCCCGCCAGACAAGAGGAAGCGGGATCTGGACAACGTGCTGAAGTCGCTGTTGGACTCACTGACGCATGCAGGGGTGTGGGAGGACGACAGTCAGATCGAGGATCTGAGGATTTACAAGGCAACGATTGCCGGCATGGTGAAGGTGAGGGTGTACACCAGGGGCGAACAGGGGGCGAACACTAGGGGCGAACAAACGGCGAATTTAGGGGCAAAAGCAGGGTGGACAGAAGGGTGGACATAGGGGAGAACAGGGGTGAACGGGGGGCGAACAGGGGCGAACAGGGGCGAACATAGGGGTGAACATGAAATTAACGGGTGACAGGAACCAGTGTCAGGGGTGCAAGGAGTATTTCAATTCGACCTTTGCCTTTGATAAGCACCGCACAGGCGATTTTGGGGTGAGCCGTAGGTGCAAAACACGCGATGAAATGGAAGGGATGGGGATGAGTATCAACCACGCAGGATTTTGGATTTCAAGCGCTTATGGCGGACCTTGGAGGGGCACTGATGGAAACTGACAAACCTAACCGCGATCCGCATGCCGCGGTTGACTACATCATCAAGCATGCGTCGCAATTTGCTGACGCCAAGGCGCAGCGCGTTTACCTTGAGGAATTTCGTAAGAGCAAGAAGGCGATTTTGATGAAGCAATCAATTGAGGCCGCACTTGGCGCTCAAGAAAGGGAGGCTTACGCCCACCCTGAATATCAAGAATTGCTTTTAGCAATTAAACAAGCAGTTCAAATTGAGGAGAAATTGAGATGGGATCTGATAGCAGCACAGGCAAGGATCGAGATCTACCGCACGCAACAAGCCAACCTGAGAGCGGAGGGGAGAGCGACCATTTAGACGGCATGAACTTCATGAGGGAAACCATGCTGCAGCGCATGTCTGAGTTTCTCGGATCTGCAGCGATTGAAGATGATCATGGCTGGAGCCAGGTCGTTTACAAGGCTGGCTGGGGCGAGGGGTTCGCTGCAGGCCTGCGTTACGCTGCAGGCATAGGTGGGCGCAAATGACGGCAGACGAGAAGAAACACCTCGATAAGCTCTCGGCTATTGGCTGCGTGCTTTGCCACCTGCAGGGCACGCCTGGTACGCCGGCAGAGATCCATCACCCGCGCAAGGGCACGGGCATGGGCCAGAAGGCGAGCCATTACCACGCCATACCACTATGCCCAGAACACCACCGCGGTAACACGGGCATCCACGGCATGGGTGTGAAGGCTTTCACCAAGCATTACCAGGTCGATGAGGCCGAGTTGCTACACGTTACCCGCCGTTTAGTCGCGCATCATGACCACTTGTCGGACGGATGGCGCACACCCACACAAGTGGACTAAAAGCGTTTACGATTGAGCCTGTAGTAACCAAACAGCGTAACCAACACGGAGAAACCAAATGAATGCAACACTCACAGCAGGCCAGGCTCAAATGCTCAAGAACATTATGTGCAACGAGCATCAACCTTTGAACGGCAGAATGCCTGAAGACTTTTCCGACATCCGCGAGATCTGGACCAGCGAAGTTGTCAGAAACGCATCAGACAAGGGAACCCTTACCACTTTGATCAATGCAGGCCTCGTCATTCACTGGGGTCGCGGCGCAGATTCTTGTGTGCGCATGACGCAAGATGGCTGGGATGCAATCGTTAACTACTAAAACCTGGGGCTACGGCCCCTTACACGGAGAACATCATGGAACACAGCATCAAGACAGAAAACTACGACAAGATCAACCTGAGCGAATACGAGGGAGGTTTGTGGCTCTCGATTTGGAAGGTAGGCGCACACGCCAGCGTTCACCTCAACCAAGAGCAGCTTCGTGAACTGCACCAGGCGATTGGCGAATACATTAAGGAGACTCAAGATGAACTATGACTGGTGGCTTGATCGGCAGCTTTGGGAATATGACCAAGAGCGGCTTGACGCAGAACAGGAAGAGGACTTAGACTCAGAAGAGTAGTCCATGTGTGAGTCTCCTGTTGAATCTTCCCGACGATTTTCCCCGCCGCAATGGCGGGGTTTCTTTTTGTGCTAAAGCATAGTAAAATCAAGCAGTTGCAACTCATGATGATCACGCATGCAAACGCTTGAACAGTTCGCCGCATCAGTAAGAGCAACCCGCGCCGCGCTAAACCTCAACCAAGAACAGTTCGCTGAGTTGGTAGGCACATCACGACCAACGCTGCATCGCCTGGAGAAGGGCATAGCCAATCCCGGATACAAGACGGCACTGCGCATGCAGCCCGTAATCCGCGAAACACTAGGGAGGCTTGTCTCGCAACAAACAGAGTGGCAAGATCCGGCCAAACAAGTCACTGAGAGTATGTGATGGCCAAGACCGCAAAACCCAAAGATGATGCTGCGCCGCGCAAAACAGGCCGGCCAAGCAAGTACACGCCTGAGATAGCCACCAAGATCGTAGAGCAGCTAAGTGAAGGTATTCCACTAAGAGAGATATGCAGACAAGAGGGTATGCCAGCCTGGCGAACCATTTACGATTGGATGTACCAGGATGATGTTTCTGGGGCGGCGAGCGCCGGTCTTTCCGCAGCCATCGCGCGAGCACGGGAAATTGGCTACGACAAAATGGCTGAGGAATGCCTTGAGATTGCCGACACGCCAAACTTTGGCAAGAAGCGAATCGAGCACGAAGATGGCGTATCAGTAACGACTGAGGACATGCTTGGCCACCGCAAGCTTCAGATCGAGACCAGGCTCAAGCTGCTGGCCAAATGGAACCCCAAGAAGTACGGTGACCGCGTGACCATGGCGGGCGACGCTGACAACCCGCTCGAGGTTAAGGCTGACGTATCGATCTTCGACGCCATGCTGAAGAACCTCGAGGCGAAGAGGCAACTTGGGGACAAGTGACCTCGAGCAGTTGCTGAGAGACCCGCAGGTACGGGCAGAGTACACGCGCCTACCTGCTGACCAGGCTGCAGCTTGGGCCTGGCGCATGATGTGGCTCACGCGAGCGCTCAAGCACCAGATCCTACCGACAGGTGATTGGTGGTCGATCTGGCTCATGCTTGCAGGCCGCGGTGCCGGCAAGACAAGAACGGCAGCAGAGCAGATCGCCTGGTGGGCATGGACCCACAAAGCCACGAGATGGCTCGTAGCGGCTCCAACGAGCAGTGACGTGAGGTCTACATGCTTCGAGGGTGACTCGGGCCTCCTGCAGGTCATTCCGTCAGTCCTGATAGCCGACTACAATAAAGCCTTGCATGAACTCAGGCTTACCAACGGCAGCTTGATCAAGGGCATACCCGCTAGCGAACCCGAGCGCTTCCGCGGCCCGCAGTTCCATGGCGGCTGGCTCGACGAGTTGGCAGCATGGGAGTACATCCAGGAAGCCTGGGACCAGATCCAGTTTGGCATGCGCTTGAAGCTGCCTGATATGAAGACCAGGCTGATCTGCACGACCACGCCAAAGCCTCGTGACTTGATCCTAGATCTGATTGGCCGCGAGGGTGACGATGTAACGCTGACCACGGCCAGCACCTACACGAACCTTGAGAACCTGTCCGACAACTTCAAGCGGCAGATCCTGCAGTACGAGGGCACGAACCTGGGCAGGCAGGAGATCTACGCTGAGATCATCGACCCCGAGGAGGGCGGCATTGTCCGCAGGGATTGGTTCAAGCTCTGGCCGGCAGACAAGCCGCTGCCCAAGCTTGAGTACATCATCCAATCCTACGACTGTGCCTTCACGGAGAAGACGGTCAACGACCCCACAGCCTGCATTACCTTTGGCGTGTACAAGCCAGAAGACGGCGGCATGCGCGTGCTGATCATCGATGCCTGGCAAGACCGGCTGCAGTATCCGGACCTTAAGCCTAAAGTATTAGACGAGTACGAGATCGTGTTTGGTGAGGGCAAGGACGCCAAGCGTGTTGACCTGGTGCTGGTCGAGGACAAGGCCGCGGGCATCGTGCTCATCCAGGACCTGCAGCGTGCTCACATCCCGGTGCGCAAGTACAACCCTGGCAACGCCGACAAGATCCAGCGCCTGAGCATTGTGGCCAACGTCGTGAAAGCAGGAAGGGTGTATGTGCCCGAGTCGAGCGTCAATGCTGGCTTTGTCCGCGACTGGGCTGAGGCCATGATCACGCAGATCTGCAGCTTCCCGCAGACCACGCACGACGATTTCGTTGACGCCTTCAGCCAGGCCCTGAGATACCTGCGCGATGCTGGCTGGCTGAGTATCGACCCGCCACCGCCCGACGAGTACGACGAGGAAGACCTGATCGACGCTGGCATCACGAAGACCAATCCCTATGCGGCTTAACCTGAAAGCAGTATCATCCGCACAACACAAGGGGCTAGCATGAGCAACTTACGGGCAAGGCTTGGGTTAAAGGACGGCGGGACGGTTAGCCTGCGTGAGCGGCTTGGCTTGAAGGACGGCGGTGTCGTCCACATGGATAAAGGCGGTAAGTTGCCACCCGGTGTTAAGCGGGCCACTGAGCAGGTAGACAAGTCCGCAGTGCTTGCTGCTGCCAAGCCTGCACGCCAAGCTATTCAGGGCTATCTTGGGATGGACCCAAGCTACAGCGTGATGGACCCGCAAGCAGAGAGGCTTGCCTCAGCCTACCGCACAGGTGAGGCTACAAGCGTGCTCGGCGACATTGCTGGCGCACTGTCTCCCTTTGCTTACGCTTCAGCGATGTCTAAGGTCGGGCAGGTGCCAGGCATTGCAGAACTGATTGCTTACCATGGTTCGCCGCACAAGTTCAAGAAGTTTGATGCAAGCAAGATCGGCACAGGCGAAGGCGCTCAGGCTTTTGGTCATGGGCTGTATTTTGCTGAGGACCCTAAAGTAGCAAAAAAATATCAAGCTGATCTTTCTAATTTTGAGCAGCCTTATTTGCAATTTGGAAAAACCAAGATCGCGGGCCAAGACCTTACTGATACAGATCTGGATGTTCTTAAGTATCTTGAGCGAGGGAAGCGTGATGCTGGTCAGTTTCCACACAACACAGTTTATTACGCTAAACAAGCGGCAAAAAATAATCCTGAAGCGCTCAAAAGGTTGGATGAAATTGGGCGTGACGTTAAATTTGGATACGAAAAAAATCTTGGTGCTTTATACAAAGTAGACATCCCCGACGAAAAGATTGCCCAAATGCTTGATTGGGACAAGCCACTAAGTCAGCAGCCAAAAGCAGTGCAGGAAGCTATTAATAAAAGCGAATATGCGCTTCGTGATATGGCAATGGATCTTTACGGGAAAAAAGACCCGCTCGGATCTGAGATTGCAAGAGCCGCTCTTAAACCGCAGGAATTTGCAGAGCACATGAGGGAATTAGGCGTTCCTGGTATCCGTTATTTTGATCAAGGATCGCGTGGCACTGGCAAAGGCACATCAAACTTCGTTGTCTTCCCTGGTGAAGAAGAATCCATCAAGATGTTAGAGATCAATGGCACGCCAGAGATGGCCGCAGGCGGCCCTGTCCACATGCAAGACGGTGGCGACCCCACGGCTAGGTTCATGGGCAAGACGCCCAAGCGTGGCGTCAGTGCGCTACCCGGCTATGGCCAAGGCAACATCCTGCAAGACATTGAGGGCGTGGCACCGCAAGTTGCTGGCGGGCTGGACGTGCTGCTGACTGGTGCGCCTATCGTTGCCCGTGCCTTAGCGTCACCCGCGGTAGGCGTTGGCACCTTCGTTAAGGAAGCGATCAAGAGCGGCGACCCAAGAGATCCGACACCACGCCAGCGTGCTGGCGAAGCAGCGCAAGGATTCATTACCGAGAACCTTCGCTTGCCACAGACTGAGAAGGGTATCGAGAACCTTGAAGCAGTCGCAAACGTGCTAGAGGACATACCAGACCTCAAGCTGCCACCGTTCTTGCCCCAAATGGCCATGCTGCCACCGACTACGGGTGTTGCCGGCGCTCTCAGGCAAGCGGCAAAAACTGCCGGTAAGGAAATGTTAAGGCCCGTTGATCAGGCGATGCGCGGCGAGGGAATGTTGGCAAAACCGCTACAAGGGGTAGCGCCAAGACAAGTTATGCCTAGCACAATGGCAGACCAAGGAGTCACCTATGAAACAACCACAGAAGGACCGTTCTACCGAGTCCGCCCTAGCCGTTCTCAAGCGGCTGCAGGGGAGGGTCGAGGCATTGTCGAAAGAGTACGGGACGAAGCAGTTGCCCCAGGACGAACTGGAAGCGATGTTTCGCAACCAACTACGGATGAGGCAGTCAAGCAAGCGATGAGCGACCCGGCGAACTTTGTTCGTCAGGCCGCAAGCACTTACACGCAGGAGACCACTGGCAAGCCTTACGAGTTGCCAGACATGCCTGAAAGCTCCATCCTCAAGCAGGCACCGATTGGCCGCACCTTCATGCTGGCCACCACGGATGATCCCGGCTACAAGCAAGAGATCTTCCGCCAGTACGCCACGCAAATGCCCGAGGTCATCGAGCAGTCTGGCGCAACCAACTACGACGAGTTACTGGTAGCCGCATACCGCCAAATGGCCAAGGAGACTGACGAGCAGTTCAAGCGCTTGCCAGTTAGCCTGTCTTATCACCGAGCAGGTGAAGGCAACTACCGCAACAGCAAGCAAATGCTGCAGGACGTATACGGCAACAAGCACCTTTACGTCTTCCAGGGCGGTGATGAGCACCCCTTCCTGAAGGATGTTGATCCCAAGACGGGACTGAATGAGAACGAGAAGTTTCGCGCTGTGCATGACTTCTTCGGCCATGCTATTCACGGCAACGAGTTCGGTCCCAAGGGCGAGGAGATTGCTTGGGCTGCACACAGTCAGATGTACTCGCCGCTGGCACGCCTGGCTATGAGTACCGAGACACGAGGCCAGAACAGCACAGTCAACTACACGCCGCTTAACGCCGCATTAAAGCGCACCATCAACGAGTTGCAATCGCTGCGCTACGAGGCCAACCGCCGTGGCCAAACAGAGCAAGTTAAGCAGATTGATAAGGACATCGCCAAAGCTTACGAGACGTTTCAGTTTGCGCCGCAAAAGCCTTTGCTCCTGCCGCCAGAGTTCTTAAGCACGTCCTACGCTGGCGAAATGCCAGACTATCTGCGCCCCCTGATTAAACCCATGGAAGGAACGACAGTCTCGACACCGATGCTGCACTACAGCAAGCAGGCAGGATTGACCGAGACTGACCCGTCGTTCTACGGCACGGGCATCAAGGGTGAGGAAGCAGCAAGACTCGGATTGCATGGGGCTATATCGCCGCGGACCTACTTCTATGCCGGCCAGAACATGGAGCCAGAGGTTGGCCTTGGCCCGCACAAGTACCGTGCGATGGGCGAAAACTTGTATGACTTGGCAGCAGATCCGCTGCAACTGCAAATGCTTGCACGCGAAACCACGCGCATACCGATGACATCCACGTCAAACAAAGGATTAGCACAGCCTGCTGAGGCTACCAACGCACTAGAGCGGCTTATTCGTGACTATGGCTATGCCGGGTACTTAAGCCCAAGACTAGCCAAGCCTAGCGTTGTCATGTTTGGCAAGACGCCAGTGCAACCTTACGCCAAGGGAGGCAAGGTGAGATTTACCGGCAATCCCGACGTGCAAGCGATGGTTGTACGCATGTCAGGTGGTGGCGATATGCCCCGCAGCATCATGCAAGCCAAAGGTTTTGGTGAGGGCAGGGAAGATATTGAGAAGGCTCTGCAAGCCATTAAGGAGAGCGCTCCCGTATCAGCCGCATCGCAACTTGCAAGCGGGTACATGTCTGGCGCTGGCGGCACTGATTTAGAGAAGATCGGTCAGGCCGTATCCATGATTCCCATGATTGGTTTACCAGCGACGATAGGGAAAGCGTCGAAGTTAGGCAAGGCGGTTGATGTAATAGGTGATGTAGCGCAAGAGGCGTCACTAGCAAATGACTACAAAGCCATTCCTACGGCAGCATTTAGACGCGAAGCTTTAGCACGAAAGGCTGCGGAACAAGAACGCTTACGTTTGCAGGCTCCAAAAGAGGACGCGCCGCAAAAGACAAGTGTCAGCGTGTCAGAACCAGCCGTAAAGGTTGAGGAAAGCCCTCGTGTTGGGAATATTGCGTCAGCTAAAAATTTCAAAGCGCCGCAAGACAAAGCCCTGCTAGAAGCGCAGCGTGCAGCCGCATTACCTGTTGAGCAAGGTGGTCTAGGGTTGCCGCCAGATAACACGCCAGATGTGCGTGCTGCAGCCATGGGTTATCAAGATTTTTACCATGGCACAGAACGCTTGGATCGCTTGCTAGAGAAGGGTGCGTTAGACCCGCGCAGGGCAACATCAGGTCCGATGCCGTTTGGCACTGAAAGCAAACAAATGGCATCAACCTATGCGACTAGCAAGCGCGATACGTCAAGGCTTGCACAAGACGAAGGGAATGTTGCTGATTATTTTACGGTTAGCGCCAAAAACCTTGGCTACAGATCCAATCAAGATATTCCTGTCGAAAAGGCGTTTTATTTCCTGCCAAGAGAAAAGCAGCAAGAAATTATTTCCAAGGTTAAGCGTATTGGATACGCCAACCCTCAAGAAGCAACGGGTGACTTGGTGTTGCACCCTGAGGGAATGGGCGGCTCGATCATGGACCCCAAAACGATTGATTACTATCTTCAGCGCGAAGCTAAAGGTAATCCGCTTACAGCGCTCAGGATTATGTGGCATGACAGCGGAACGCTTTACAACAACGAGGAGCAGCTTGCCAAGGTATTTGAACTTGCAGGCTTCCCGTTTCCAATCTCGCAAAAGAATGCTCCATGGTCAAGTGCGCAGGGCGTTTTGACGGGCAAGGCTAGGCTTAACAACCCGCTTACGACTACAGACGCTGAAGTGATTGAGAGCAGAGTCATTCCAGCCTTAAAACAAGCTTTTGCAAAAGACAGAACTCGCAAGCAAGCGTATGGCCCTGATCAATGGGCAAAAAATGTCAGGTTCACCCCCAAAGAGTGGGTTGCAGAGCTTGAAAAGGACATGGCTGAAGGCAAAAACTCATACGTTTGGACGTCTATTCCAGACAAAGTCACTGCAGAGCTTCGCAAGCTAGGCTTTGATGGCATCGTAGATGCTGGCGGTAAAGGCGGTGGAGCACAGCACCGAGTAGTCATTCCATTTGATACGAAGCAGGTTCGCTCTCGTTTTGCCGCTTTCAATCCACTAAAAAAAGACGAGCCTGGTCTTCTTAAGGCAAAAGGCGGGACGGTAAGGTTTACTGACAACCCCGATGTGCAGGCCATGGTAGTCAAGATGGCAAAAGAGTTGCCTAAAGCAGTAAATAAAGGAAAGAAATATGCCTGAGATGCCCATTGAGCAGGAATATGGCCGCTACATTGATCCCATGCAGGATGAAGAGGATCAAGAAGAGGGTCTTGAGGTTGAGTTGCCTGAAGAATCGGCAGAGCTTGAAGAGCTTCCCGATGGTTCCGTGCGGGTTCACTTTGACGATCTGAAGGGTCCAGACGAGTCGCCAGACTTTTACGAGAACCTAGCCGAGAAAATTGACAGCATCAAGCTGTCAGCGCTGGCTATGCGGTATGTCAACCTGATCGACAAGGACAAGCAAGCACGCGAAGACCGCGATAAGCAGTACGAAGAGGGTCTCAAGCGTACCGGCATGGGTAAAGATGCGCCCGGCGGCGCGACATTCATGGGTGCCAGCAAGGTTGTCCACCCGGCCATGGCTGAAGCGTGCGTGGATTTTGCCTCGCGTGCGATCAAAGAACTCTTCCCGCCTGATGGTCCGGTCAAAACCAAGATCTTAGGCAAGGTTGATAAGGACAAAACAGAGCGTGCCGAGCGCAAACGCGACTGGATGAACTGGCAGTTAACCGAGCAGATCGAAGAATTTAAGGACGAGCAAGAGCAATTGCTCACCCAACTGCCGCTTGGTGGCTCGCAGTACCTAAAACTTTGGTATGACGAGCGCAGAAAGCGTCCTTGCGCTGAGTTTTTGCCCATCGATAAGGTCCTGATACCGTTTGCCGCGTCTAATTTCTACACTGCGCAGCGTGCTACCGAGATCCACGAGATCACGGAGTTTGAATTTAAGCAGCGCATTGACTCGGGCATGTACAAAGACGTGTCAATTATTCGCGCCACGATGGAGCCGGACGAGACGCACGCGGAAAAGGCCAACAACAAGATTGAAGGCCGCAAGTACGACGAGAATGACGACGGTTTACGCACGGTTTTCCACACCTACACCTACCTCGAAGTCGAAGAAGACAGCGTTACTGACGGCGAGATGGCCCCATACATCTTGATGATTGACAAACTGGACAACGAAGTCATTGGTTTGTACAGAAATTGGGAAGATGGCGATGAAACGATGACCAAGTTGGATTGGGTTATCGAGTACAAGTTCATTCCGTGGCGTGGTGCCTACGCGATTGGCATGCCGCACCTGATTGGTGGCCTGTCAGCAGCGCTTACGGGTAGCTTGCGGGCGCTTTTGGATGCCGCGCACATCAATAATGCGCCTGCATTACTCAAGTTTAAGTCGGCCAAGGTCTCTGGTCAGTCGCAACAGGTTGATATTACGCAAGTCGTAGAGATCGAAGCGGCACCAGGCGTAGACGACATACGCAAGCTTGCGATGCCCATGCCGTTCAACCCTCCATCGGCAGTGTTATTCGAGCTTCTAGGCTGGTTAGACAAGGCTACAAAGGGCGTTGTGACCACGGCTGAGGAAAAGATAGCCGATGTGAAC